TATCAGGACTAGATACAGCCCCAGTAGCTTCTACGCCGGTTACCGTAACTAACTTTACGACCCGTGTCTGTGCAGTAGTAACTGCACCTGAGCCAGATACTCCAGATACGGCGTATGTAATTAACGGAGTTTCATTACCTACAGTTCCGGTACCAGAAACGCCAACAGGCGCAGCAGAAACTTGAATTGATACGGAGCCAACGGCTCCAGAACCTGAAACGCCGGTTACTTGGTAGTAATAGAGGTCAGTACCCCAGGAACCATCTCCCCAAGGTACTTCCCCCCAGCCTTGGTATACCGGCATTTCAGCTTACTTAGGCGATACGGATGATCGCAGTAGCGGCGGCTGCTGCAGGGAACTGAATCTGAAAGTCACCTGAAGAAACTTGCTGATCACCACCAAAACTCAACACCGCGCAAGCAGGATCACCAGCAGCGGAGTCGTTATAGATAATTCCGCCACAGGTCGTAAAGGTAGCCGACGTCCAGGTGTAGTTATCAAAGTCGCAGACTGCAGTTGTGCCATCAGCAACAGGAGTGATTGAAGTCAGCGTAGCACCACCAGTCGTATACCCGTTGCCGTTAGGCAGCTCATCGGAGTTTCCAGTTAGTGTCGTGTAAGACGTTGTTGCAGCGCCATAAGTACCCGAACCGGCTGCAGTGGCTTTCATTAGAGCCAGCTTAAAAGTATTTCCAGTAGAAGCGGTAAAGTTGTGCACTGCCTTAAGAATCTCGACTTTGAACGAGGTAGGCATAGCGGTTGTTACGGTAATAGCCATTTTAATTCTCCAAAAGTTTTGTTAATTCGGGATGCCCCGCATCGCGGAGGCGGTTAGCAATCGTTGTGTGGTTTGATCGGACGCATTGATTTCCATAACTCACCAACACAGCACGAATGTGGTTTTTAAATGCTTCGGCTTGTTGCCGGATAACCGGATCAGCCGTCGCGCTCACAGCAATAATTCGATCTACAGCGTTTTCAGCAAGCTCTTCAGGCGTAAAACCTCTGCCGGAGACTCCCATCGCCTTGATATTTCCTAGTAAAGCACCGCCAGAAGCTGAAAACATTAGGTCATCCTTATGATTGCGCTATCCGCTGTATTAGCGGGGAATGTAACGGTAAATGTGTTGTTTGTCACCGTACGATCTGAACCAAAGTTCAACACAGCAACTGACCGATTAGCCTTGCTTGCGTTATAAATCAAAGCGCCACGGCAAGTAAATGTAGCCCCAGGCCAAGACGCGTTGTTAAAGCTAACAAACGCCGTAGTATCGGATGCCAATACTGTCGCCCCAGTCAGCGTAATTCCGCCAGCCGTATAGCCCGTACCGGTAATCTCATTACTCGTCGTGTAGGCAATAGTGTCGGCACCAAGGTCAGCAAAGGCTGTGTAAAGCGCAATCTTGATGGTATCCGTGAGAAGGTTATGTACCCCCTCATAGAGTTCCTCTTTGAACGACGTGGTTTGGGTTTGCGTAATCATTTAACGGGGTACCTTACCTGCCCATCCCTGTAGGCGTCCTGACGGAGCTTACCGTCGCCAAGTTGTTTAGCCATGATAAAGGCTTCGTCGTACCGTTTCTGGTAAACCACAATTACATCCTGCTCGCCCTTCATGAAGGTGTAAGCCTCAATCAGAGCACCGTAGAGAAGCAACGAGTCCATATTGTCACCAAGCCAGGTAGTACCTGCCGTAACAATAGACTCTGGGTAGTACCCATAGTGCAGCTCCATTTGGTAGTTAGCGTCTGGAGTCGGCCCTAAAATAAACGTATTAGAATCAAAATAAGCATAGTGGGTGGGTTTGCCAGTCACTAGCGGATATGGAAACGCTTCACGAATAAAGTTCACATCTTTATTCAGCAAATACTCATAAATCCCTGTAACCGGGTCAATAACAGCCAAAGAATACGTATATAAAAAATCAGAAGGCTGAGCTAAGTACTTATTGCCGGAAGTTGCTGATCCAGTTGAATTTTTCCGAATAGCCGGAAACTGGATTGTGTTATAGATCCGCTGCTCAGCCTGCTGAATGAACGTGTCAATCTGCTCTTTTTGGGTGTAAACGACCGTGCCTGTACCGGCAGGGTCCGTCCAGGTGGTGCTGGGAAAGTCGTTTTCGACGTATCCCTTGATCGTTTCAAAGAGCTGAGAGTAGTTCATATTTAACCCATCGGTCCCCGAGCCATAACGCCTTTAGTAGCCGCACCCGTACCCCGAATTTTAATGCCAGAAGTCTTGGTTTCGGGGAATGTTTTAGCGGTAATGTTGCCTACGGACATGTTCATACGCTTAACGTCTTCAGACCCAGTATCAGTCTTTACGATGTCCTGAATCTTAGTAGCTTGACCCTTCATATTGTGTGGTGCAGCATAGACATCGGCTTGTCCGACCTCTTTGCCCATAACCTTTTTGCTGAACTTAGCCATTTAGATGCCTGCCTTTCGGACTTTGCGAACGGGGGAAAGTTGGTTTGCAACCTTAGCCAGACCACGCCCAACCTTCTTCATCTCCAAATTGGTCTTGCCACCGGCACGATAGCCTTTACCGTGCATGGATTTCTCGTGACCTTTAACAGCCTTTTTTGCTTCAGTTTTTGCGATAGAACGCATGTTCATTTTCTTCTCCTAAGAAGTAGTTACTGTTCCAACAAAGGTTTTAGCCACTAACGCATTTGGCGTCAACCCTGCATCGTTTGCCCTGGCTCCACCTACCGGATACCAGCCCCATTCAATAATTCGACTACCACCAGACGGATCTCCGGTTTGATCAACATCTGGTCCAGTGCCCGTTTCAATCTGAAGCCCAGTGTATCCTGCTTGTGTATACGTTGTATCAGGCCGTGGGTTGCGAAGTGCCTGGGGATCATTGACGGGGTACATACCAAGCTGCAACTGAGGCTGATCCGGCTCCCAACAAGTGGGGCAGACCAGCAAGTTGACGTTCTTTGTCTTGATAACGAGCTGGCGCAGTTGCTTCAGTTTGTACCGAAACCCGCACCTATCGCACTGCGATATGGCCCATTTACCAGAGGCAAACTTACTCGGCATTAGTAGAACAACTCACGCGGCGCAAGCCGTAGAGAAGCCTTTTCCCGGTCCTCAGAGGACGCCAACATCCACTGCTCTTCGTAGTCCATCTTCAGGCGATCAAGCCGTGGCTGACCTTCTGGGATCTTCAGAGCAATGTAATACGCTAACCCCGCTACCAGGCACGTCAATAACCGGAACGGGATGTCTTGGGTATTCGTGCCGTTACCCGCATCTTGAATCCTACGAAGACGCCAATACACAAAGGTGTAGTAGTCGCTCTGATCTGGCGCAGGCCAGACGTTAATCTTAGGATGGTCTACCCCAGTTGTTGTGTTTGTTCCGTTTGGACGCCCGCCCGGAGGGTAAGTAGCTCCAGAAGACCGGTCAATCCAGACCTGAATAGGACGCCCTTGTGCGTTTTTATTAGGGATCGTTGAGTAGGTAGAAACGCTAATACGGGTGATATTGATGTCGGTCTGGTTAACGCCAGTCTGAGTCCGGATTACGTGGTCCAGAAGATCAATCGTATCGACCGGCAACTCGTAAGTAATCTGGCCCTGAACCATGGGGATCGAACCCTGCTCAATGGTCCAAAGGTTGATGCCTCGGTTAGCCCACTCAACTGTCAAAAGGTTTAGGCTGCGACGTGCAGTCCGAAGGTCGTAACCAGATCGAAGCTCACCCCCAGCACGCTCAAACGCCTCTTCAACGAGGTTATTGAGGTCTAAATTAAAGGTAGAGGTACCGGATGTGGTCATTTTATTTTCCTGTGCCGAACAACTTTTTTAGCCACCGTACGAGGCTGTGGTACGTGCTGTGCTCCTGCGGCTTTACCGGCACGCTTGGCTCGGGTGGTGGCGGCGTACTCTTGCGGGGAGAGGGCTTTGATCGCGGCTTTGGGGAGGTACCTTTCGCCGGTCGCTTCACTTCCTTGCGTAGAAGGTTTGCCACTTTTAGTTCTCCACTCTTGCTTGGTCCACGCCTTTAGACTTCTCTGCGGCTTTTTCAAGTTCGACATACCGTTGCCTCTGCCTTATTTGTCTAAAGTCTTCTGACGCCTGCAAGATCCAGTTAAACACGTTCCCCTCGGAGGGGTCGTATACCGGAAACTTAATCCCGGTAGCCACCGCCAGCCTTCTTGTACTGCTGAGCCAGCATCTGGGCTTTACGGGCGCTCCACTGCCCTGGTGCGCCACCCTTTCCGCCAGCTTTAATACGCTCAAACAAACTCTTACGCATACCGGGTTTGGTGTAATTCCCCGCCTCATTGACGCGAGAAACCTTGCCGCCCTCGGCGTACATAGAAAACTTATCCCCGTCTTTACGAGTCTCAGTCTTAGGTTTCGGCATCTTTGAGGGGTTAATCGCCCCCATGCCCCGGCTCGCCATCATTACTTGCAGGCCTTTCCGCCGTACTTCATGCCTTTACCGCCAGCCATCTTTACTTGCATGCCACGGGTCTTACCTTTTTTAGCAATACCATCAGCTTGCTTATGACCAGCAGCAAGTCCGCCAGCAGCCATTTTCTTGGCTTTGCCGCCGTACTTCATACCTTTCATTTCAGCTTCTTCGTGCTTAACCATGGCTTTAGGAGCGCCTTTCTTTTTCATAAAGGACACTTCTTTCTTCATCATCGCTTTGGACTCTTTCATCTCGCCACCTTCTTTCATCTTAGGTTTAGACATCCCAGCTTCACTCAAGCCAATGGCTATTGCTTGCCGAGGATTAGTTACTTTTTGTCCTGACGAGGACTTTAATTTCCCCGCCTTGAACTCACGCATTACCTTGCCAACTTTGGCCTGTTTGGGCATAGGTTTACCGCCCATATCGGCAGACTTCCCGCCCGTGCTACCCATACCAAAACTGAGCTTCTTCATACCATCCGTCCTCGGGTTTTACCGCGCTGAGCAATACCGTCGGCGCGTTTAGAAGCTGATCCCATGCTAGGCTTAGAAGTTTTAACAGCGCCCATCTTGGATGCGCCAACTTTGCCACCCTTCTTCATCATCTGAGTAGCGGGGATTCGGCTGTCCATTTCTCCACTGCGAGTAAGGCGAACACGCTCGGCAGCACCTGCGTCTGTACGGGGGAGGCCACTACCTTTGTCACCTCCTCTAATTTTGCTAATTAGGCGTCGAAATACATTCATAGTTACACCATCTTTCCACGAGTTTTACCGCGCTTAGCGCAGCCATCAGCTACCTTGCGATAACCAGCCTGACCACCAGCAGCAAACTTTTTAGTAAAGCGAATGCCGGGAACGCGCTTACCTGTATCGGGGTTCCGAATAAGATCCGGCTCAACGCGACCGCCAGCAATCTCAATGCCTGGTCTTGGTATTTGTGGTTTGTCGTTAAACATCATTTACCCCTTTGAAATAAGCCGGTCAATTTTTTCTTCAAGCCGGTTAAAGCGTTGATCAATGTGTTCAGTAATTCTTTCAACTTCTGCTTTAGTGACGTTATCACGGGCCACCTCCACTCTTGTTTGGTTAATCAGCGTTTCAACATCGCTGAGCTTTTTGAACTTTTCGTGCGCCATATAAGCCACCAGTCCAAGGACTAGACTTAATCCGCCGTTCCATAAAAGAATTGTGCTATCCATTTAGCAATTCCACGCTCTTAGGGATTTATTAATACGAGAGTTTGGGTCTTTTTTAGCCTTTTCCCCAGTCAACTTAGCCTTCATCCCAGACATCCGAGCACAAAACGACTTGCGCCGCGCTGCGTCTTTATCAGTTTTGGGTTTAGGGGCAGGGGGTTTTAGGCCAGGCTTGCCAGGGTTTGCCGCGTTATACGAAGCACGTCCCTTGGCATTAAGCCCACCCTTTGGGTTCTTGCCAGCTTTAGTCTGCCACGCGGGAGACTTAGCCATAGAACACCGTAATAGATGTTAAGTCTGTTACGTCAGCATATACGCTGGTTTCACAACGAACACCTTCCCCTGGAACAACAATATTAAATGGGGCTGGGGTAGTGTTAGCAGGCCAACTAGCTTGAAACACTACAGTGCCACCAGAACCACCATCTTTAATAACAAGTGAACCGGCAGTCGTAGCAGGAGAAATTAAAATCCCTTTAACACGCGCAGGTCCACTGAAAATATCGCCATCGTTAATACGATACGTACTTTTTACGTCATATTGCATCGCCATTTGGGTTCTCCGTCTCTGCGTCTAACCGGTTAATTAGCATCTGATAAGCGGCGATGGTGGCTTGAGCTTGAATCTGAAAGACTTGCGCCTTGTTCAATTCTTGCTCAAGCTCTTTGATCTCAGCTTCCAGAAATTCTTTGGTTATCTGCATTAAGAAATGCTGGTGCCAACGGTGATGTAGTGAGCAACACCGCCAATCATAATCTTGATGCCTTTGGCAGTACCACCAACAGTACCGGTTGCAACGATGGTAGCGGCGGGGCCACTCTCAATGTTCAACAAGTTCTGAATTTCACCAGTCTGCGAGCCGCTGTCCGTAACACGGATAAACGAAGAAGCTGCGCCAAGAGTGACGTTGGAGCTGTAGTCAGTATCCAACTGGAGAACAGCCAGTGTGCCACCAGGAGTCGTTGCCGAGCCGCCCAGAGTTGCACGAATTGCGTTAGCAGCGCCAGAAATTGTGCCAGTCGTATTGATCGACGTGGAGATGTGTGCGCCGTTGATTGTGCCGCCAGTAGCTGCGCCTGCGCCGGTCACAACAGAGAAAGCACGGAGAGTCTCGCCCGAACCAGTCGAGGTAAAGGACAGACGCTGATAAGAAAGACGGGTATCGCCAGTAGTAGCAGAAGTAGTGCCGTAAGAGCTGGAGATATTACCTGCGGAAGTTACTGCAATGGGGTCGGTAGAAGTACCGCCGATGAAGCCATTTTGCGACGCGACTGGGCCGCTGAACGTGGTCTGAGCCATGTTAAACCTTTCGTGTAGTAGCACATCCCCATATCGTCTCTACTACGTCTGCTAGGTCAGTCGATATGAGTAAAAAATCCTAGACTTACAGCGAAGAATACAGCAAAAGGGGGGCTTTGCAACCCCCCTTCGTACAACAATTAGGCAGCGCCCGGTGAACCGAACACGCCAAGCGGATCCGACCAGCCGAAGCTATAACGCTCACGAGCCTTGTAACGTACGTTGCCGGTGTCAAAGTCACCGTCCATGGACTGAGCCAGGGGCGTACGAACAAAGTGCTTGAGACCGTTAGGAACGTCGGTCGTCAGGAACCATGCGTCTGTATCCGTCAAGAAGTGGTTAACGGCATATCCCTCGGGGATAGAACCGTTGTTCTTCAGTGCGTTGATGTCGTTATCGGCAGTGCCAACACGCAGCTCGGTCTCAAGGATTCGAGTTGCAACGAACATCAGTGACGGGGGAACAATCAGCTTCTTGGGCTTAGCAGCGATGAGCAGACCACGCTCGTCCGTCCAGCCAGCGATCTGAATAACGGCGGCTTCCAAGGAAGTCTCGTTCAGGTCGGCAGGTGTGGAAGGCTCGTTGCTGTTAACGCCACCGGAAACCAGAGGATGCTGAGTCGAGAAAAGCTCAACGCCGTCACCACCGGGGTAGTTAGACGAGAAGCCGTTATTCAGGACGGCAGCAGCTTTAGTCTGCTTGGTGTAAGCCATAGCACGAGCCAGAGCCTTGGTATAACGAGCCGAAAGGCTGTCATACAGGTTGTCCTCGATTGCCTCTTCCGTGAGGGAGAAGCCCAGGACGATGGTCTCGTGGTTATAGCGAGCGGTCCATGCCTCTTGTGCATTGTCATAAGCCATGGCAGCGCCTTCGGCCTTGACTGGTGCAGCAGAGAAGCCAGACAGCTTCGTCTCTTCTTCGAAGGAACGCTCGGAGCTCTCGGTCTCGAAAATCTCCTTGTGCTCTTCGCCGTAACGTGCGTACTCCATACCGAACAACGCGTTCAGGCCTGGGAGCAGCTCTTTCAGTAGTTGTGCGCGTGAAATAGCCATTTAAATTACTCCTTAAGCGCCAGTGGCGTTGTAATACGAGTGGAAGCCAAAGTTAAACTTGACAATCAACTCAGGGAACACAAGATTACCGCTCGAAATGTAGG